CAGAGTAATACACAGGATCCTTACGCAGCAGGTTAGAGCGATGGCTAGCATGGACTCTATCGTTACCGATCCAGGCAGGCATGAGAACGTCGTCAGAAATATCATAGAACTTCATGGTGTTCTTGTAGCCACGATCAATCCACTCTTGGATGCAGACGTTGTGGTAGAGCTTGAGAGCTTCCATGTAGCCATCCCACATGGCGCGAGCCGGATGGTTCATCCAACCAACCTTGGCATAGGGGTTCTCAAGAAGCTTGTTGGTGCTGTTGACCAGTTGCATGGCCTCTACACGCTGCTTACCAAGGCGACGATAGTCTAGGGCTTTGACGGATGCGACGAAATCAGGATAGGGAAGAAATGTTTGCATGTCTTACAGTATACCAACAGATGCGTATTTTACTACAGAAAGGCTCAGAAAATGCATAAATACTTGTATAACCATGACCGACAACCTGAATGACAGTGTAACCAGGGCAGATCTCAACCAACAATTAGAGATCCACAAGAAAACTATTGAGTTACAGATTGAATTAACCAAGCAACAAGAAGAGATTCTTGATAAGCTTGAGGAGTGTACTAAAGACCACGCTCACCACAGAAAGATTCTGGATACTTTAGAGCGTCGTACCTGGAAGCAAGGTTGGTTGTTTTGGGGTATGATCTTTTCGTTAGTCTCCTCTGTAGGAGCCGTCTTAGCCAAGGTGTAATCATGAATAGAAATGACCAAGAAGAACTCTTACAAAGAATCGACAAGATGAAGAATAGTGACTACGACAACTATGATGTTGAAGTAGATTACAAGAACAAGTATAGCAAAGATCTAGAAGAACTCTCTATGGAATTAGATGATACTATCAACTACCTCCAAAAGAAGAGAGCTATCTAGTTCCCGTCATCTTCAGAGTCGTTGTTAGGGAATCGTCTGCCTCCCCCTTCAACAAAGCCGTCAGGGTATCGAATCCTGAGCTTCCTTGAGTTCTCGATTGCTACCTCCTCTAAATCAATAGAGAGATTAGAAGCAGCCATAGCAACATAGTAAAGAACATCCCCAAGCTCCTTCTTGGCATCGTCCTTGTCTAACATCTTGCCGTGGAACTCACTCTTCTTGATGAGTTCACAATACTCACCTGCTTCACCCGCAATCCCAAGAGCCCAATTCATAGCTGCTTGGGAGTAAGTAAGGTTAGGGTTAGCAGTTCTCTTACACTCTTTCTGGAATTCGTTGAAGTTCATTTTTTACAATCCTTTAATTTTGTATGTTTAAAGCCTGCTCTTAATAAGGGAGGTGCTGATATCTGGTGTGTACTCAGTATACACAAGCAGTATGTCATTACTAATACTCTTCTAAAATCTTGTTATAATACCTTGCTCCATTAGGATTTCTTCAAAAAAGTAACGTGTTGCTCATCCTCATTTTTATCAAAGAAAAAACAATTATCTGGGGACTCTATGGATAATCTTTTTGCAAAGTCTAAGGGATACTCCCCATCTTTAGTTCCCCTCATATGGGGAGGATTTCTAGAAGTATGTAAATCCTCCCAAATAAAAACTTTACATTTGTCTGCTAGTAAACTCCAGCTTAACCATTGATCGTTTGTAAAATGAGAACCGTCATCAATTATAATGTCAAAAGGACCATGCTCACTAACAAACTGTGAAAGTAAAGTTTCGTTTCCTGCATCTAATCTATAGCTAGATATCCTATCTTCATTTATTAAAACACATTGAGGGTGGACTAGCAAATCAATCCCATAGATTTCAGAATTACAAAAGTAATCTTTCCACATTCGAAGAGACGCTCCGTCAAATATTCCAATCTCTAACAGCTTTAAGTTTTCAAACCTCATTGATGAGAGATGATAATCGTAAAAATTGCAAAATTCGTGGGCTTCGCCATGGTTGACATGGTTAACTGCCTTGTCAGTTCCGTAATAAGCTCCAATCTCATGTAGTGTTTTCATTACCAGTGCTCTCCTAAAATCTTATTGCAGTATCTTGCGCCATACATTGACACAAACTCAGGATACATATAACCGTCACCTTGTTCTCTTAAATCTTTCCAGCCACCGTATGCAAGCCACTTGTCCTTCTTCATAACTAACTGCATTGCATCTATGTTATTTCTTATAGTTGGATATCCTGTGAAGATCATGTAGTTATCTAATACATTCTCATTGTCTCTCCACGACATTCTACCATTAGTTTGCATACCTCTCATGACTATTGGAAACACAATTACGTTGTTAGCTAGTCCCACTTTACTGTAATCTTTATTAGATTCTTTAACTATTTCTTCTAAAGCTTCTGGGTAGAGTATGTTGTCTGGATTAAAGTGAACAATGTATTTGCCTTTTGCTTTGCGTATGCCGCGATCCCTATTGCTGTGGCCCCAATTGTTTTCTCTCTCCTTAGTAACCCTTAGCTTGAACCTCTCATCGTCAGGCATTGGAATGTCTCTAGACGTTGGGCCGTCGTGATACACCAAGACTTCAAAGTCTTTGAAGGTCTGCTCTAGCAAACAGTTCATACCTCTGATAAACATTTCATCAGAGATAGACTGATCATAGTGAGGAACGATAATACTAAATTTCATCTTTCAAGGGGTGCTCTGTATCTTTAATAGCTTGCAAGTAGAGATTGTATCGAAGTTGAGACTGCTTACGACCATCATACAAGTCTTTAGTCCTATCGTGCAGATTTTGACCAAGCTCTAAGCGATGCTTCTTATCCTTGCATAGCTTACTAAGAATCTTCACCCACTCAGACTTTGGAGCGTCAGGATCAATAAGGTAACCTGTCTCTCCATTGATTATAGTCTCATCGTAACAACCAACATTACTAGCAACCAGTGGAATTTTGTAACGTGAGCACTCTGCAACCTTGATGTCCGACTTCGAGTCGTTGAAGTTGTTCATCTGTAGAGGAGCAATTGCAACGTCCATATCCGCGTAGTAACGCCCGTAAGCGTCTGGGGGTAGTGCGTAGTGTATGTTGTAGTTCTTCTGCCCCTTAAAGCCTCTCAGAAGCTGCTGCATGTACTCTGGCCACACCTTTGCTTCCCAACCTGTCTTAGGCTTGTTAGGGTCTGGTGGTGGGTGCCCGTAGAAGTTCCACTGCACGTTCTCTCTGCCTACCTTTTGATTGACAAGGTGCGGGATGGCGTTGAAGACCTTCACATCACCTCTGTGGTGAATACCTGCTGCATAACCAATGCGTGTGAACTTTTTAGTTGTCTTTTGGTGATTCCAAGAAGGCAACTTGTAATCTAAAACATTCTTCACAACAGCAAGACACTTACCTATAAACGGCTTAATGCGTTCAGCAAACTTCATTTGGGTTACAGTTACTAAATCTGCTGAGTGATAACAGAACTTAGTAACTTCATCAAGTTTATTTGTTTTGTAAGTTTCATAAAGATGGTGTTCCTCGTAAAGATCTGTTAGGAGGTCATCTGTATCAAAGTGAACAAACTTCCCAAGCTTCTTTGCTAAACCTATAACTCTAGCCGTATAGGGTCCTCCATACTTTAAGATATTAGCAACGAAAACAATGTCAGCCCAATTCATGTCAGTGAGCTTGTCCTCTGGAGGAGCGTGGTTCCTCTCAGGATTTATCTCAAGAGCATTATCATTGAATCGAATTTCTACCTTGTCTGCAAGTTCTTCTTGCATCATCTTCATTGGAGATAATTGTCTGTAGTAACTACAGCCTCCATGATTCGCATATACAACTAGGATCTTTAACTTCCGCATAGGAGCATTATAGTCGTGTGTATCTAAAAAAACTAACCCAGATCCGAAGACCTGGGTTAGAAACGACCGCATTATTACGTTTTTTGATTAGCCAGCACTTTGCTGGACTTTCTCTCCCTCAAAAGCTTCCTTAGAAGCTTCGGAACTGTGGGCGACACCAATAGCTCTACCCAATGAGACCACAGCATCCTTCAGTTCCATCTTACCATTGGTAGGAGCAGCGGAGACGACTGCTGCGCCGTAGTGCCTGCGCTTCCGGCGAGAAAATAGCAGGCCCAAAGCTTCCAGGGCAGCGATACCCGGCCAAACAGTATTAGCAAAACTCAAACCAATATCAATCGCGTTACCCACCCAACCCTCGCCAGGGTCTAACACATCAATTGTAGCTGCGTTAGGATCCATAACATCTGCTTTATCCACAACTACAATCTGCATATCCTTCTCCTTCAAAGTTTCCCGAACACCTTCTGGGAGAAGACTGAGGTCTGCCGGGACAGCAGCGTCCCGACGTTCCATTCTAACATTGTTGATAAGGGTCACCACCTTATCCTCGAACAAATTATCAACCAGTTCACACGACGTTGTCGTGAAAGCCAATGCCATTACAGCAAACATTGGCAGTAAAAGTCTCTTAGTAATCATACTTGCAATCCTCCATCATCACTCCACGGAGGAGTGTCCGAGGTAGTCTCGGTCTTAACAGGGTTAAGAGTGCTCCTAAGCATCATAGAAACCTCTCGACCCTTCTCATAACTATCAATCTCTCCAAGAGATTGAAGATTTAAACTATTATCCATGTACTCCTGAATCAGGGCTTCATTCTTGGCAGCAGGAGTCTTCTTGTACTTACCCATGGACTCTACGTAACTCGGAAACTGACCCTGCTTAGTCATCCGAATGTTGAAGTCATTACCCCTTTGGAGGGAGATAATGGTGGTGTTATCAGGATCATCCTCATCTTGGAACTCATCATTGATCATGCAAAACATAACCTTGTCGAAGAGTTGCTTGCTCATGCTCAACATACGAACAGGATCCTCTCCATTTTGCTCAAGAGAGCGCACAATAGCGACACTGTAGTAACGGGGACGAGGCTTAACCATACGAGCCAAGGTTGAGAACTTACTATCATCATCCCGTCCGAGTCCCTCATTATTGTGCTGCTTCCACAAATCATAGTAGAGTTCACACATAGGGCAGTTCTCGTGCTGAGTCCTACGGCACTTGTAATAGTTCCACTTACCATCTCCATCCTGGTATGCGTGAAGCTTAGTCTCCACGAAGAAGTCCAGTGGATCTTCCTTTCCGGGGAGGAATCGGACAATGTTGTCTCCTTCCTCAGGGGACCAGAACCCGTTAGAAGAGGAGGTACTCTTCTTAGTATCCGAGTTCATGTTCTTATGCATTTCTCTCAATTCAGCTAGTGTCTTTGCCATTCTATTTTTCCTTTTAGGCTATTTTTGCAGTCGAGTGCTAACAATTATTGGTAAAGCTTGGATTCCTGCCGACTGTTAGCGGAAAGCTGGACAAGCATATCTTTCTTCATCTCAAGAGTGCTACAGATGCCCTTAGCATATCCATAGCATTCCTTGAGACGACGAACTTCGTTACTCAACTCCCTGGTAGGTTCCAGGGATTGAACATAATCTTCAGCGGCGACAGCCGTGAGCTTAACGCCCTCGTCTCTCTTACTAGCACGAGCAGATGCCTTGTAGTTCTCTAAAGCATCTTCAGCGTCATCCAGTAACCGCTTGGTCTTAATCATGATACCATAATAATAGCCATGGGTTGCCGAAATTTCACGAAGTTCGTTAGCAACTCCGTTAGGATCGCGAGCAACTTCCCCAAGGTTCTTAATTGTGAACTGGTAAAGATCTTGAGTAATATTGTTTGGATCAAGCATAAATTGTTGTAAATAGTTTAGGGTTAAGGTTATGCAGACTCATCGTCTGCTTCGATAATGCTACCACAAGTTGTTCATTGGTCAAGAACATTCTTTGAGAGTCAAAGTTCTTTTCATCTAAACCCGCTCCTTCGAGCATACAGTGATAGATTTCATGAATTATAGTCTCTCTTGCATCAGAATCAGAGAGACCCATCTCTAATTTTATCTTGTATTCTTCCCACAAACAACAACCATCAACTTTTTGATCGTCCTCGTGTAGGTCAGCATGAAGTTCAAAGGTAAAAGTAGCCCAGCCAAGGTTTACCCCTGTGATCTCCTTATCAATAAACTTATTATAGATGTGTTTCTTTTCAATTATGAATGGAAACTCATTCGGCTTGTTGTTCTTCATGTGAAGGCTCTCTCATTTGTAGGGTTGAGTAGTCAATTGCTACGTTGATCAGGTAGTGCTGTTTTGAGTCTCTAGCCTTCATGACGTAGACTCTCATCGCACCTTCATCATACTCTTCTTGAGTCTGATTCAAAGAAATAACCCAGTCAGCGGGGCGAATTTTACCATAAGAATCACCAAGTTCTGCGTCTGTGATGATCGGAACTCTACGAGCTTGTCGGTTAGTCTGTGATGCTGTCCAAATCAGACAATTATGCTCAACTCCAAGGCCACGAAGCTCTTCTGCGATGCGCTGTTGAGCCTGATACTCAGAGTCGATTATACGGTTTGGTCTCAAAAGTTCCAAGTAATCCACAATTAGCACGTCTGGGACAAAGTCCTTGTGTAGTTTCAACTGAACAAGGTAAGCCCTAAGCTGATTCACATTACACGCCCCAGTAGGGAACTCCTTAATTTGAAGTCTTCCTTCAGTCTTTTCCTTTACTTCATTCAACCTTTCCTTAAGCCTGAACTGACCAAGTGAGGTGTTAAGGTTCCTAAGTTCTGTGATGACAGAGTCAAATCTGCCTGCGATCTTATCTTCGCTCATCTCCAAAGACACATACAAGACATTCTTACCTTGCAGTAGGTTTGTAGCGGCTTGATTGACTAGATACAGAGACTTACCTACACCAGGGGGAGCAACCACCATAGCGAGTTCCTTCGGGCTTAGACCTCCATCCAAGTTTCTATTATGAGTGCTGAAAGTTGTTGGAATTCGGACTCGATTATCCTCCTGGTAAGATCGAGTGATTCGACTCACAATATCATTAAAGTAATCCTGCCCAACATCAACATTGCGGTTAACAAGAAGAGCACTCTTTACTAGTTCCTCAACTTGACCGATGTCTCCCTCATCATTCAGAATAGCAACTGCCTTGCGAATGGCAGACTCCATAGCTCGTTGCCTAGCAAACTCCTCAACTGTGTCGAGAACAAAGTCTCGGTCCTCTAGGCAAGACTTATCAAAGCCATTAATCTCTGCAATGGCGTTCTCGTAGTCGATACCTTCTGAAGCTGCACCGGAAACGCTGGCCGTGATAAAGTCCGCTAGTGCTATATCTGAAGGGAGCTTGCGATACTTGTCGTAATAATCTCTGACCCCTAGAAAAATGTTCTTGTAGGCCGGGAAATCGAAGAACTCAGGTTTGAGGAGAGGAACGATCTCAGAAAAGAACTCAAGATCGTGCTTTAGAAGGTAAAGACACCCCTTCTTGGTGTTATCAGAAATGTGGTAGGGCATACTATATATTATAGGTTCGAGACTATGGTATTATCGTTTTTTTCTCGGCGGTTGGCCAATAGTACCATCTTTGGTTAGAGTTTTGTTAACATTCTTTAGATTTTGAATCTTATCGGCTCTCTCCTGATCGTTTAGTCTTCGAACCTGTCCTTGCTCGGCAAGGACTTTATAATTTGGAACTACACGTTTGTAATGTTGCCCTCCAGATTTAACTCTTTCTTTTGAGGCTGCCATAGATTCTTCGTAGAACTTATGTGCCTGCTTCTTATCCATACCCTCGTGGGCATACCGCATACGCTCCCTCATTGCATGATAAGAGTTTCTACCGTGTTTGATATCAGGAGGTCCAGTAACAAGACGTTCTGCGATACTACCGCAGGAACAGTCTACATCGTTGGGCGGCATATCGCCATACTCAACCTCCTTGTAAGCCTCATAATCCCTGGGATCATCCCAATCAGGAAGAGCATCAATCTCTTCCTGACTGAGACTACTGACGAGGACTTGTTCCGTAAAGACCCCGTCAACCATCGGAATATGACGCAGATCTTCCTTGTCACACTCCGAGCAGTAGTAATTGTAGTAAGGCATTAGGCCCCACACTCCCCGTCAATCGTGCAGGCACCCATCACGCGCTCGGCTTCAGCCTTCTCAGTAGCAACAAGCTCTTTTGCCTTAGCGATGTTCTCTTCAGTGAGAGGGAGAGCCTCAAGGGGCTCCATACCCTTTGAGCCTGCACGGTAGACTGTCATGCCCTTGAGATATGGTGCAAACTTCAAAGCCATCTTAGACACAACCTCGTGGTCAGCGTCGCCGGGAAGGTTGATAGTCTTGCTGATTGCATTGTCAACATACTTCTGAATGCAAGCCTGGACAGCCATGTGTTGCTCAGGAGTGATATCGTAAGAACCAACGATGTGACGACCATCACCACCCTCTTCAAGAGCTTCCTTAAACAGAGGATCGAGAACCATCTGCGACTTCCAAGTATTACCTTCACGGTAACGACGGTTATACATCGGAGCGAAGATAGGCTCGATACCAGTCGAAGCACCATGCACCATGGAGACAGTCCCCGTAGGAGCAGCAGTGAGCATCACAGCGTTGCGGATACCATGCTCCTTGATGAGCATTCGAATACGCGCAGGCAGAGTCTTTGCAAACTCTTCGTTGAGATACTTACGAGCATTGAACTCAGGGAACGAACCACGCTCACGAGCAATGTAAACCGAAGCAAGATAAGACTCGTTTCGAATAGTCGTGTAGAGTCGATCAAGGAACTCAATGCACTTGTCGGTGCCATACTTCACGCCCAACTTAATAAGCATGTGGTGCAGACCCATGGTGCCGAGACCAATACGACGCGAGCGATCACCTGCGATCTTACACTCCTCAAGAGGGTAATGGTTTGCAGTCAGCACGTTGTCGAGGAATCGAATACCAGTGCGAATAGTTCTGGCGAGACGGTTCCAGTCCAAATCATCACCTTCCTCATTTACCATGTTGGAAAGATTTATGTGGCCGAGGCAACAGTTAGCATACGAGTCCAGAGGAATCTCACCACAAGGGTTAGTGGCATTCATCCTAAGGAAGTATGACATGTTGGTGTATCGGTTAGTCAGCGAAAGGTTGAAAATACCCGGCTCACCCGACTTGACCGCATTCTCCCACAGACGGTTCCAAAGATCAATAGCCAGGAACTTTACTTCTTCAACGTTCTCAAACGTGTCGTCCCAAAGTCGAAGGTGGTGTTGCTTGGCTCTAGAGAGCGCATCTTCTGGTGACAACGCAACGATGTTGATGACCTCGTTTGTGCCGTCGTTGGAAATTCGGTTAGCCTGATAAACCTTGTAGGCTCGATTACCAAACTTAAACTCCCACTGTTCCCCGTTTTCACAGGCTTCAATGAACTTGTCGGTGATTGCGACCGAGATGTTGAAGTTAGTAAGCTCAGAGAGATCCAGCTTAATATGCAAAAAATCCAGTAGATCAGGGTGATCCACGTTAAGCTCTGCCATGAGCGCGGTGCGTCTGTTTTTTCCTGCCTTAACATGATTTCCTACCTCATTAATCATTTTCATCACCGACACAGAGCCGGGAGCGGAATTCTTCACATTACCAATGTCATCGCCTCGTGGACGAATCTTAGAAAAGTTGAAGCCAATGCCTCCACCACCACAGGAAATACGGTACATGTCCTGAATGGTCTTGCCAATAGACTCTACCGTGTCTTCTGGTTCAATCGCGTAACAGTTGAGTAGATTTTGGTGGCTACGCCCAGAACCGTAAATAATACGACCCCCAGGCACAAGATCGCCAGTACTAAGCGCGTCATAAAACTTCTTCTCGTATTTCTCTGTTTCTTCTTCGCTTTCAACGGCAGCAACATGCTTTGCCATTGCCTTGCATCTCTCCGCGTACTTCGTTTCGCCAGGGTAGGCGTAACGCGACATGAAGATTTCTTGACCTATACTATCCAACTGCTTAATTGCCATAATTAACCTTACTAATTCCTTTGTGTTTTCTAACTGTAATTGCGTTCGTATCTCCCAGAAGTTCCTGTAGATAATTGTTGTGAGTAATCACTAAAACTTTCTTCTCAGGATTCTGGGATTCTAACATACGGAGAAGATTGTTCACGGCCAAGATACCAGGATTGTCGATGTTATCACAGACCTCATCGAAGAACAAGAGGTTGCAATCGGTTCTCGAAATCTTAGAGCTAAGATCTTGGAGGGCTAACATTATAGCCAAGTTAACCTTCCTTTTTTCACCACCAGATAAAGAAATATACTTGGTCTCCACATTGTTGTTACGGATGGTTTCAGACAACTCATCGTTAAACTCCAACGAGAACTGACCATTGGTCAGCAGCGAAGCGTATTCATTTGATCTAAGATTGAAGTAATCCAAAATGTTGCGAATAATATAACGAATAAGGCCCTTCTCTGAGAAGGCTACTTCCCAGAATTTCATAACTTCCATTAAAGACTCAAGCTCAAGACGTTTAGACTCGTATTCCTCTAGCTGTTTTGATACTTGGGATAGTCTATGTATACTGCCTTGAGCATTTTCTATCTGTTTATTTTTCTTATTGTATTTGGCCCATTCAGATGAAGATATCTTAGGGACTGATGTCTCATTTATCTGCTTAAGATCTTGTACTAGGATCTCGTTGTCTTCCATTTGAGATTTGAGTTCTCCTGCTTCCTTGATGAGCTTATCGAGGTCTTTACGGGTCTGAGATTTGGTATAAGTGCTTTTACAGACATGGCACTCTTTCTCATCCTTGTAGACTCCTTCTTTAATTGAGTCGTTAATTCTACGAAGACGGTCACGTTCTTTCTTTAATGATCTTTGATACTCCCTGATATGTTTCTCATTTTCAGTGATCTTAGATTCAGCTTTTAGAATATTTTCTAAGCTGGGCAACTTCATCAACTTATACTTCTTATCAGGAACCTCTGATTCAAGACGGTCTTTCTCGTTTATGAGGTTTGCAAGCAAAGTGCTAATGACCTTTAGCTCACCCTGATATGAAGACTTTAGCTGCTTTACAGACGCACGCTTTGAAAAGATATCATCAAGATTAAAACAATTCTTGATAATCTTACGCTTGTCT